CTGAACAGAACTATTATGTGGTTTTCACGAAAAACAAGCAGTGGTTTAAAGGCTGGGTGGTGTTACAGGAAGGGCAATTGAGAAGGACGGCGTAATGGCAGGCAGGCCGACAAAATACGATCCGACAAGACATCCGGATCTTGTGTTTCTATTGGCGCGGGACGGACTTACTGATGTGCAGATAGCAGGCAAGCTGAAAATTGCAAAGTCTACGCTAAATGAATGGAAAAAGCGGCACCCGGAATTTAATGAATATCTTCGGATAGGGAAGAAGGAACCAGACGACCTTGTCGAGCGTTGTCTATTTCAAAGGGCGACCGGCTACAATTACCCGGAAGACAAGATTATGCAGTATGAGGGTAGACCGGTTGTTGTCCCGACAATTAAGCACGTACCGCCTGACATAACAGCTATGATCTTCTGGCTTAAAAATCGAAGGCCTGAGAGGTGGAGGGACAAACGCGACCTCGAGATCAAAGAAAATATCAATATCACGGCACAGGTCTCATATACAATCGAGTTTCTAAAGAAAAATCATCCTAAAGTTTATAAAGAGCTTGTGAGCAGTTTAGAAAATGAATATTACAACAGTTGATCGAGAGATGCTTAAATCTATCGATCCGGCTGTTCTTTTCCAAGAAACATTGAGATTTAAGCCTGATCTTTTACAGAAAACGGTACTACGGCAGCATGGCGACAGAACGATACTGAACTGTACCAGGCAGTGGGGCAAAAGCACTGTTGTTTCTGTGCTGGCATATCATAAAGCTAAGTACAGGCCAGGTTCACTGGTGCTATTGCTGAGTCCATCTTTACGGCAATCTTCGGAATTGTTTCGGAAGGTTTTGACAGTTGAAGAAGGCGACGAAACAGCACTGAGGAAAATCGAGGACAGTAAACTGTACATGACACTGGAGAATGGAAGCCGGATCGTATCACTTCCTGGCAGAGAGGGTACGGTAAGAGGCTATTCGGGGGCGAATCTGATAATCATTGATGAGGCCTCCAGGGTACTGAATGAGTTATATATAGCTCTAAAACCGATGCTTGCGGTGAGTGAAGGTTCTTTGATACTGATGAGCACTCCTTGCGGCAAAAGGGGCTTTTTCTTCAAAGAGTGGTTTGAGGGCAGGCGTTGGAAGCGCTTTGAAATTAATGCCTATCAATGCCCCCGGATATCGAAGAGGTTTCTTGAGCAGGAAAGAAAATCAATGCCGGAAAGATGGTTTATGCAGGAATATATGTGCCAATTCATGGAAACAGAAGAGCAGCTTATACCGTATGATTTGATACAATCGGCAATGACCGATAAGACTGAACCGTTTTTCAAGGACATGCTTGACAGCAGCGTCAGACCGTTTTTTGAGGATTCCGCGTGATAAGTGACAAAATATATCTTGCTGGTTTGGATTTAGGACAAGCGAATGACTATTCGGCTTTGAGCATTGCAGAAAAAGAGATTCAACGAGAACGAGGCAAGATTTGGAGCAGGCTTAATATTGGACACCTTAAAAGATATCCAATCGGTACGTCATATTTTGATATTGCCGAAGAGGTCGCAGGACGTTTCGAGGATCCACGATTGAAGGTACGCGGGAAGTTGATAGTAGATCAAACGGGGGTAGGTAAACCAGTGATGGATATACTCAGAAAGTTTGGGATGCGTCCTATCGGAATAACAATTACCGGGGGATATGACGTCAACGAAGATGGTCACGGCGGATTCAATGTACCGAAACGGGATCTGGTGTCTGCGCTTGTTAGTATGTATTATGGCGGTCTGGTCAAGGTTCTTGGTTCATTGAAAGAGGCGCCGGAATTCAATAATGAGTTGCAGCATTTTAGCGTAAAGCAGAATAAGCGCACGGGTTATGAATCTTTTGAACCGGATGAAGCCAACATTCACGATGATCTAGTGATTAGTGTAGCGTTGATGGCCTGGTACTCACAGTATTTCGATAGAGTACGGATCCCTGGGCACGGGAAACCATGGATTAAAGACGAAGCGGCAAACAAGTATGATCCTCTGGGGATAGAACGATGATTGAGTTAAGCGTATATGACAGGATGATTCGACGGCTCAATAACCTGAAAGAGGCAAGAAAGCCGTATGAAGCGGACTGGAAAGATATCGCACAATATCTGTATCCTCGTAGAGAGTTTCTTGATCTGAAGCCGACACAGGGCACGCGTGCAGGGACATATATATACGACACTGCTCCGGTTGATTATTTCAATAAACTGACAAATGGGTTTCAGGGTTACATGGTTTCAGCGTCTATCGACTGGTTTGACATGGTCTTTGTAAAAGATGACCTCAATCGCAATACAGAATCGCGGGAGTGGTTGGATATTGTAGTTGAGAGATTATACGAGCGGTTCCGGGATAGCAATTTTTATGATGCGATACATGATTATATCCGCAATGGATTGAGTTTTGCAACCGCAACAATTTACTGCGAGAATTATCCGGAAGAGAGAACGATTAACTACGAAAATTATCATCCCATATCAATAATCATATCTGAGGATAGGCGGGGCAAAGTAGATACAACGATCAGGGAATTTGAGTTATCCGCATACAGTGCTGTAGAATTTTTCGGTGAAGATAGAGTGAGCGAAAGGATTAAAAACGATGTGGAAAAGATAAATACAATGGATAACAAACATAAATTCCTGCATTTTGTTTTCAAACGCAATGATAAATTTTACAAACCTACATCCGTACCTGCGGTCATGCCCTGGATATCGGTATATATCGAAGCAGAAAACCCGAAGGACAAAGAAAAGCCATTGAGAGAAAAGGGATATTATCAAAACCCATACAGTACGTGGAGATACGATAAAGCGAGTCCCTGGTTTTACGGAAGAGGGCCTTCGCATGATGCTTTACCGGATATCATCTTGCTCAATGAGTTTGCCAAAGCCGTAGGGACAATGGTACAGAAGCAGGCGAATCCGCCCATTCTCGCCCCTGCTGAACACCTGGGGAGACTACGGACCGGCCCCGGGGGTATCAATTATTACGAGGATCTTATGAATGAACAGATAAAGGTAATCAATGATACCGGCAATTATTCAATGGTAAAAGATTACATGCAGGATAAACGAGAGAACATCAAAAACCTGTTGATGGTGGATTTTTTCCTCATGCTTGCGACTGCCGACCGTCCAAAGACGGCCTATGAAGTAAGCGAGTTGAAAGGTGAGAAAGCTGCCATGATGGGTACAGGGGCGGGAAGTTTTGAGTCTGAGGGGCTTGACCCATTGCTCAATAGAACATTTAGCATAGAATATGAAAACGGTAGACTGCCGCCGATACCTGATATTGTAAGACAGTACGGGGGCGAAGGTATCAAAATTGATTATACCGGGCCTCTTGCACGGATACAGAAGCAAATGTTTAAGAGCAATCCGATTGTCCACAGTCTGTCGGCAATTGGCAACCTTATGCGTGTCTTCCCTGAAGTTCGTGACCTGATTAATCCCGACGAAGCCGGCAGGGTGCTGTTGAACGCTTATAATGCGCCACAAAAGATTATACGCGATGAGGACGAAGTAAGAGCTATTCGGGAGGCGAAGGCAAGGGCACAAGCAGAGCAAATGAAACTTGTACAGGCAAAAGAGGCCGCTGATATGGTTGAAAAACTTGGCAAGAAAGTTGAACCAGGATCACCGATTGAGGCATTAATAGCGGGGCAGAAATGATTGATCCGAAACTTGCACGAATAGTACGGCGTGGGTTTGAGACCCCTGAAGGGCAAATAGCATTACAGTTTCTTTTAACTACAATGGGGTATTTTGATGTCAATGAAAAAATAGAGGTGGAGAGGGCGGCATTGCGTAACTATGCATCCCGGTTGATGGAATGGCTGGGGTTTACTGATAAAAGATATGTTGGGGATTTTATGAAACCACGATTCGTACAGGCGTTAATGAAAGAACTGCCATATCCGGAAAAGGGAAAGAAAAGACATGCCAAAGGATTTTGAGGATTGCAAAAAAAGAGGCGGACGCATCCGCACAATTAAACACGGCAAGAATAAATATCAGCATATTTGTTATATAGATAACAAGAGTTACGCGGGAGAAGTAAAAACTAAAAAGAAGAAGGGGAAATAAAATGTTAGCAGCAGACGATAGAGCAGCAGCACTTATTGTATGGCTTACAGACCTGGCTACAGATACCAGGCTAAGGGTTCACCAGAGAGCGAGGCTCACAGCTTATCTGACAAAACTTGGCTCAGCGACTACCGACAAGCGTGAAGACCTTGACGTGGCCGGTATCCAGAACGAGTTTTTCAGAAAAGTCAAGAATTAGTATTATTTAAAATCCAACGTTCGAGGAGCAGGTATGTCTGACACAGATGATACGGGCGGAAGTGATGGTCTTCCGATATTTTCGGAACAACTTCCAGCAGAAGTGCGAGACGATCCGAAGTCTCAAGAATTACTGAAAGAGTTGAAGGATGTACCCCACCTTTTTCAGAATTACAAGGAACTCAAAGGTTCTTCTGAAGGCATGGTCAAACTTCCGACAAAAGAGTCTTCGGCAGAAGAACTGCATGGGTTTTTCAAGAAGATAGGCAAACCAGACAGTGCTGAGGATTATGACGTTAAACCGATTGAGGCAGGAGAGGAACTCGAGGGTTCACAGGAGTTTGTTGACGGTTTCAAAGCGCAGGCATTTAAGCTCAATTTGTCGAAAGGGCAAACCGAGCAGCTTTATAACTGGTTTATCGAAGGCGTAAAGCAAAATTATGATCTGCAGGCCGAAACCTTCAGGAAAGAAAACGAAGCAGCGCATAAAAAGCTACGGGACATCTGGGGGTCAGATTATCCAAGGAAAATGGAGAATGCGAAGAAAGTCATACTGAAATATGCCCCTGACGATCTGAAAGAAGAGCTCAAAAAATCAGATTTCAAGAATAGTCCGGAACTTATGGTGCTGCTATCAAGAATCGGTGATGCCATCGGTGAAGATGTGTTGATAGCGGGTACGACAAGTACATTGGCTGTGACGGAAGAAGAGAAAGAGCAGGCGCGATTGAAAGCGAAATATCCATCAATGTTTGTAGACTGAGGAAAATACCATGGCTTGTACTGTAGGTAGTGAAAAATGCATACTGGCGCATATACATGTATGTGTTGAAAAAAAGAAGAAAGACGGCAGTGGGACTTACACTACATGGCAACGGACTCCTCGTCCATGCGCCAAAAAGAAAGAAAAGAAGGATTAATGTAAAGGCCCGTTGGGCCTATACCCGAAACCTGAAGGATTGAAGTCCAGTCTTTCGTGATAAGTTTCGGGAGCCTGCATGTTGATGTTATGAAGCCGGAAACGGGGGATTGACAAAAATATGTGGGGGTACTGAGCAAGTCCGAAGGGGTAAACGGCAATCTCTCAAGGAGATAGGGAAACTATTTCTTAGGGAGAAGACAATGGCTCAAATTGAGGTAAACAAATTCGGTCTTGCAGAACTTGCGAACCGAACTCACAATGGCGTTACTATCGAACTTGCCAATGAACTCACCAAAGTAATTCCTGCCCTGGTTGATGGTCCTTTCAAAGAGGCGAATGATATTTTTAGCCACCGAGAAGGGAAAGTCGCTGTTCTGCCTACCGTTTCTAAACGTGGGCTGAACAAAGGGGTGCAACCATCAGCTGCACAGACTGAACCGGTAACATGGGAAATGACGATTGTTGAAGCTTTGAGCGAGATTGATGAGCTTGCTCTAGACGGTGTCAAGGACAAGGCAGGGCAAAGAGATCAGGAAGACAAACTGTTCCTCGAAGCGATGAGGCAGGAATTCGGTCGACAGTATTTCTATGGCGATCATTCTACTGACATCAAAGAGCTGAACGGCCTTATGACGCTCTATAATGACCTTGCTCTTGATAATGTCGTTGGATGCGGGGGCACAGGTTCCGACCTTACTTCACTATGGTTCGTGCAGTATGGTTTTGACGGTGTATTTATGTTTTATCCGAGAGGCCATGCAAGCGTAGGTGTCGAGCAGATCGACAAGGGTCTTGAGCGATGCGAAAGCTCATCGGGTTATTATCTCTACAAATGGGTAACGCAGTTCAGGCTCCGCTGGGGTCTTGCTGTGAAGAATGATAAATGTGTCCAAAGACTCTGCAATATTGAATCAGCAGGCGCATCTAATCTGCTTGATGAAGACCTGATGATTGGGGCTTATAACCGTCTGCCTGATCCAAGCAAAGCGGTTATTTATTGCAACGGCACATCAAAAACACAGCTTGACATAATCGCAAAGGACAAGCCAACCCTTGTACACGTAGAGAATGATCCTTTCGGGCATCCGGTGACATATTTCTGGGATGTCCCGATAAAGAAGTTTGATTCTATCCTAAACACCGAAGCTGCGGTGACATAAGGGGGTGACAAAATGATTACTGATGCGTTAATGATTCTCGAAGAAGACATGGCGATGCCTAACGCTACCGAAACCGCTGCTGCTGATACCCTTGATATGCAGGCTGCCGGTGTTGCGGGTAGTGGAAAGCTCTTTGTTGTCGGGATTGTGACCAAGGACGCGACTCTCAGTACAAGCGTTGTCATGAAAGTATACGCTGACGATACTGACGGTGCGACTACTCTGGTATATACCGGTGAAGTTGTGCTGACAGCGGCTGCAGTAAAGGGCAAGGTGCTTGGCTGTTTTGCACTTCCGCCTGATGTTGGTCGATATGTCGGGGCTTCATTGGAAACCGTCGGTGCCGGTGCGAATGCTGGTACGGCTTCACTGTTCATCACGAACCATCCGGTGAAGTCGAATTGACAGATTTGAAAATTACAGGGGGCCTTCGGGCTCCCTGATTTTAAGGGGATAAAACAATGAAAGTGTTATGCAAGAAAACCTGTATCGCTTCGGACATGGGGCTAGGGTATTGTTTTGCGGGGAAAATCTACCAAGTAGGTCCAAAGGTTGTTATCAACCATCATTTCGAGAAATTGAGGTCTCCGAAAGCAGAAATTGAAGAACTGAAAAAATCCAAGAAGAAATCGCCTGTTGATAAGCTTCCCGAAGCGGAGTCGGATCCTCCGAAAGAAAAGGCTAAAGAATAATGGCAATATCGGATACTGCTATATGTAATATGGCATTGATGCATGTTGGCGGGGGCAGGATTTTGTCTCTCGGAGACGAAGTATCTGAAGAGGGCGTGGCATGTAATATATTTTATCAACCAACGGTAGATGAGGTGCTGTCATCGGCACCCTGGTCATGCGCGATTGCAAGAAGGGCGCTGTCACCACTTTCCAGTGATATCATTGGCGAAGACTTTGGATATTCGTATCAGTTACCGAATAATCCGTATTGTCTTGTACCCCTTGAAATGATTGGTGCAGAGGATGCAGAATGGAAGGTTGAAAATAGGGTTTTATACACCAATCAAAGTGAGGTTAATCTGCGCTTTATACAGAGATTAACCGACCCCTCAAGGTTTGATCCCCTACTTGTTAAAGCAATAGCATACAGGCTGGCTGCCGATCTGGCTGTCAATATCTCTCATTCGACCGCCAACAGAAAAGATATGATGGTTTACTACGACCTGCAAAGAAAGAAAGCCATAATTATTGATGCTCAGCGAAGAGGGCGGGATCAAACTACCGCACTATTTGTTAACTCAGGCAGGTAAACGATGCCGAAGCAAAAGAAAATATTTACGGATTTCAGCGGGGGCGAATGGTCGCCGAAACTTGAGGGTAGGATTGATGCGCCCGGATACTACAAAAGTTGCAGGATACTTGAGAATTTTATTATAGCCGGCCAGGGCGGGGCTGAGAGAACTCCAGGAACTGTTTTTGTAGCCAATGGCAAGACAGATGCCGATACGGTGCGCCTTATACCGTTTGAGCTTGCCTCCGGAAACTACATCCTCGAACTCGGCGATGCGTACATGCGGTTTTACAAGAATCATGCTCAATTGGAGGATGCCGGGAGTCCCGTTGAAATAGTCACACCCTGGGCTAAAGAAGATTTGTTTGAAATCAAGTACATTCAGACAGCAGATGCAATGTATTTTTTCCATACTGAATATCAGACGCAAAAACTCACATGGACGAGTGATATAAACTGGACTATAGC